CTCGGCTTCGACGGGTCGCGCAGCAACGACGCGACCGCGCTCGTCGCCACCCGGGTCCGCGACCGGTTCGTGTTCCCGCTGCTGATCGACGAGATCCCGGACGGTCCCGAGGCGGAGGGCTGGCAGGTCGACACCGCCGCGGTCGACGCCGCGGTCGCCGACGCGTTCGACCGCTTCGAGGTCGTCGGGTTCTACGCCGACCCGCCGTTCTGGCTCGACTACGTCGACTCGTGGGCTCGCGAGTTCGGCGACCAGCTCCAGGTGCACGCCTCCCCGAAGCACTCGATCGCCTGGTACACGAAGCGCGACGCGCAGATGGCCGAAGCGCTCGAGCGGGTCGTCACCGCCGTCACCGACGGGACCATGGGGCACGACGACAGCACCCCGATGGGCCGGCAGCTGACCCGCCACGTAGCGAACGCCCGTCGCTGGCGCCGCCGGGGCGGCACGGTCATCGGCAAGGAGACCAAGAACTCCCCCCGCAAGATCGACGCCGCCGTCGCGATGACGCTGTCGTTCGAGGCCGCGTCCGACTTCTTGGCCCGCGGCCGACCCCGCGCCGCGGCCGACGCCGCGTTCGTGCCGTTCCACATCCGTTGATCCGCGAGGAGGCGTCATGGACCTCGTCGCCACGACCGTGACCGGCTCCGACGACTGGTGGCTGATGCGCCTCGCGCAGGGCCTCGGCGCCGGGTTCCCGCGGCTCGCGAAGCTCCGCTCCTACGCCACCGGTGAAGCCCCGGTACCGCTGGACTCCGCCAAGCCGACGCGGGCCGCCTACGCCCGCTTCGTGCGCCGATGCCGGCTCAACATGGCCGACCTCATCACCGGCGCGCGGGTGTCGCGCATGAAGCCGCTCGGGTTCCGCACCGCGGCCCCGGACGACGACTTCGGCGACCGGCAGGCGTGGTCGACCTGGAAGCGGTCCCACATGAAGGTCGGGTTCCGCGACCTGGTCCGCGATCTCGGGAACTACGGGACCGCGTACTGCACCACGACCGGGTCCGCGTCGCTCGACAGTCCCCCGCTGCTGCTGCGATCCAACGGCTGGACCACCATCACCGAACAGTGGGCGTACCAGCCGTGGGAGGCCCGCACCGCCCTCGTCATCGGCCACGACCCCATCGCCGGCAAGGACGTGCTCACCCTCTTCGGGCAGGGGTGGATGCGGACCGCGTCCCGGGCCGCACGCACCGCGACCATCCCGCAGGACGGTTCCGTCTGGGCGCCGGGCCGCGGATGGTCGTGGGAGGGCGATCGGGTGCCGCTGGGCTACACCCAGCTGAACCCCGTCGTCCGCTACGACACCGCCGGCGGCCGCGGGCTGTTCGAGAACCACCTCGACTCCCTCGACCGCATCAACGCGACGATCCTCGACCGGCTCACGATCACCGCGATGCAGGCCTTCCGGCAGCGCGCCATCGAAGGGAACCTGCCCCGCACCTACCCGGACGAGCACCCGCAGGCCGGGCAGGTCATCGACTACGACGCGATCTACTCCGCCGGCCCGGCCGCCCTGTGGCCGCTGCCGGCCGGCGCGAAGGTGTGGGAGTCCGCCGTCACCGACATCCGACCGATCCTCGACGCGATCAAGGACGACGTCCGACAGCTCGCCGCGGTGTCCTCCACCGCGCTGTACATCCTGTCCCCCGACATCGCCCAGGGCTCCGCGTCCGGCGCGGACCTCGCGCGTGAGGCCCTGAACTTCTCCGTCGACGAGCTCCGAGACCGCGTCGACGAGCGACTCGCGGCGAACCTGTCGCTCGCGTTCCAGGCACAGGGCGACGAGGTGCGCGCCGAGGTCGGGCAGATCGACACGATCTGGGCATCCATCGACGGGACCTCGATCACCGGCCGCGCGGCGGCATCGCAGCAGGCGAAGGCCGGCGGCATGACGCAGCGCATGATCGACGAGAAGGTGTTCGGCTACAGCCCCGAGGAGATGGAGCAGGCCGCCAACGACCGCCAGGCCGAGCAGTTCGCGCTGGCCGCGGCCCCGACTCCGGCCGGATCGTGAGCATCGGTGGTCTGACCGCCCTGTCCGACGCCCACGCCGCGACCCTGTCGCGACTCGTGGCGGCGCTCGTCGAGCAGCTGCTCGGCGCGTGGGCCGGCTTCGACGCCTGGCATCAGCCGGACCTCGTCGCCGGTCGCGCGGCCGCGTCCGCGCAGTTCGTCACCGCGGCGGTCCCGGTCGCGGCTCGCGCGTCCCGCGCGTACGCGACCGCCACGATGCGCGACCTCGGCGTGACCCCTCGACGGCTCCCCGCGGTCGATACTGCCTACCCACGGGCGAACGCCACGCCGTTCGAGGTCTACCAGCGGCCCGCGACGCAGTACGCCTACTCCGGATCCCGAGGTCTGACCGCCTACGAAGCCGCCGTCGACGCTCGCGCCCGGCTGGCCGTGCTCGCCGAGTCCGACCTGCGCGCCGCCGACCGTGCCGAAGCGCAACGCACCTACGCCGCGACGCCGCAGGTCACCGGCTACCGGCGGATCATCCACCCGGAGCTCTCGAAGTCCGGGCACGGCACCTGCGGGCTCTGCGTCGTCGCGTCGCAGCGGGTCTACCGCACGAGCGAGCTGCTGCCGATGCACTTCCCGTCGTGCCACTGCGACACGGCGCCGATCGTCGGCGACGAGGACCCCGGCCACCAGCTGAACGAGGCGGACCTCGCGACCCTGTACGCCGCCGCCGGGGGAACCGCCGCGGACCAGCTCCGCGAGACCCGCGTCCGGTTCGCGAAGCACGGCGAGCTCGGTCCCGTCCTCGTCCGCGAGGGCGACCACTTCACCGACGCACGAGACCTCGATCTGAAGCCCTGGCGGAAGTCGGACAAGGCCACCGTCCGCGCTGCTCGAGCACGAGAGCTCGAGCAGGTCGAAGCCGCCTACACCGCTGCCCGCGCCGCGGCCGACGCATACGACCGGGAGTACCCGGCCGGCAACGCTGCCCGCGACCAGCAGCGTGCGTACCAGCTGCAGCGCGCCTGGCTCGACCTCGCCGCCCGGCAGCGGTCGCTGCGCACCCCCACCTGATTTGTCGCCCGGCACGGGCGACCACACCGACAAGGAGCACCCGATGGATCCCTTCTGCCTCACCCGCTACCGCCCGTTCCCGAACCTCCTGCTCGCCACGCCGGGCGACGACGACGGCGCCGGCGGCGGCGGCGGGGGCGGCGGGGGCGGGGGAGGCGAGGACGACGGCCAGGGCGGTGACCTCGGCTTCCCGGCCGACACCGCGATCAACGACATGACCGCCCCCCAGCAGGCCGCGTACTGGAAGCACCAGGCCCGCAAGCACGAGGGCCGCAACCGCCAACGCGGCGACTACGACCAGCTGAAGGCCGACTCCGACGAGCTCAAGCGCCTGCGGGAGCAGTCGCAGACGGAGCAGGAACGGGCCATCGCCCAGGCGCGCGAGGAGGCCCGCCGCGAAGGCGAGAACCTCGGCGCCGCACGCTACCTCGCCGACGCGATCCGCGCAGACCTGCGCGCCTCGACCGGCAAGACCAACGAGGACCTCGCCCCCGTCATGGCGGTGATCGACCCCTCGAAGTTCGTGACCACGGACGGCGACATCGACTCGGACCGTCTCTCCGAGTTCGCCAAGTCCTTCGGGATCGCGAAGCCGGGACCCACCGGCGACCCCGTCAGGGACGCCTTCACCCGGACCACCACCCCTCCCGCCGGCGCGCACGGCTCGGCCAACGAGCTCCGTGCGCAGCGTCGGGAGGAACTCGCCAAGCAGCGCACCGCGCACTGAAAGGACCCTCATGGACCTCACCACCGTGGTGACGTCGACCGGAGGTGTGGACCACACGTGGCTCGCCTCCCGGCACGGGATCGGCAACGCCCTCACCCGCACCCTCGACGTCACCAAGTTCACGGCCGGCACCCACTACGACGCGACGACCAAGGTCATCCCGTCCGGCGTGGTGCTGGCGAAGATCACCGCGTCGGGCCTCTACGGCCCCTACGACTCCGGCGCCTCGGACGGCCGTCAGCTCGCGATCGACTCGATCCTGCTCGACGCCGTGCCCCTCCTGCTGCCCAACGGCGGCACCTCCTCCACCACGGCCGCCGCCGCGATCCGCCACGGCATCGTCAAGCCCGCCCGCCTGCCCGTCACGGCGCACCAGTCCATCACCGCGTCCACGGCGTCCTCGGCGTCGTTCGTCTTCGAGAGCTGAGGCCGCCCATGGGTTACAACACCTCGTTCCGCAACGCCGTGCAGCTCACCGGGACCGCCCGCGCGGCCGCCGACGACCAGCACAGCCAGTACCTCCTCGCGCAGTTCCTCCCGAACCGCGACAACCCGGGCCTCTCGTTCGACTTCGACGTCAACCAGTTGACCTACGCCGACTCCGCGACCTTCCGCGCGTTCGACACCGAGGCGCCCTTCGGCACCACGGTCGGCGGCGCGAACCGGTCCGGGAAGCTGCCGCCCATCAGCCGCAAGCTGCGGGTGTCCGAGTACGACCAGCTCGTGCTCCAGCAGTCCCCCGACGCGGTCGGCTCGCGGCTCGACCAGTACGCCGACCGGCTCGGGCGCGGCATCGAGGCCCGCGCCGAGCTCGCCCGCGGGCAGGCGTTCGAGACCGGCCTGGTCACGATCAACGAGAACAAGCTCGTCATGACCGTCGACTTCGGCCGCAAGGCCGGCCACACGGTCACGGCCGGCACGCTCTGGTCGAACCCGACGGCACCGGTCCCGACGCAGCTGCAGTCCTGGCTCGCCGCCTACGTGGCGACAAACGGGTTCGGCTGGGGCGTCGCGGTCATGTCGCTGCAGACGCTGCTGTACCTCCAGCAGAACCAGGCGATCATCGGCGCGGTCGTCGGGCGCGGCGCGTCCGACCTGCCGACGATGATCTCCCGCGACCAGGTGCAGGCGTACTTCACCGCCTACGGCTTCGGCCGGATCATCCTGTCGGACGACACCCCGCAGAAGGCGTCGGTTTCCGTCGGCGGCGTCGTCACCCGGATCCTGTCGCAGAACAAGGTCACGTTCGCGCCCGAGCCCGGCGGCATCGCCGGTGGCGGCGTGCTCGGCGGCACCGACTGGGGCATCCCGTCCGAGGCGCTGCAGTCGAAGTACGGCATCTCCGACGCCGACCGCCCCGGCATCTTCGCCGCCGCGCTCGACCAGGAGGACCCCGAGAGCCTGAACGTGCTCGCCTCGGCGATCACGCTCCCGGTCCTCGAGAACGCCAACGCGACCTTCACGGCGACGGTGTCCTGATGGGCCGCCGACTCGCCACCGCGGTGCACGTCCTCGGCCGCCGCGGCCCGCTGGACTTCGTCGTGCTCCAGGCCGGCACCGAGGTGCCCGACGAGTACGCCGACCAGGTCACCGCAGAGCAGGCGTACCTCCCCGACAACGCCGAGCTCGAGCAGGAGACGCCCGACACGGGCGCCCCCGCCGAGCCGGCCCCGGACGGCGGGTACGCCACGTGGACGAACGAGGCCCTCAGCGACGAGCTGCGGCGCCGCGACCTCGCCCACACCGGCCCGAAGGCGACCCTCGTCGCCCGCCTGGTCGACGACGACGCGCACCGCAAGCCCGACACGGGCGACGAGGAGCACAGCGACGACGAGCAGGACGACGAGGGCCCCGACAAGGCCGGCGACGACAGCCAGCACGAGCAGTAGGACCCCGGGGAGGCCGTCATGGCACTACCCGAGGTCGACTACACCCGACTCGCCGAGGCCTACGAGGGCGACCTCCAGACGCGGTTCCGCACCGCGTACCTCGTCGGGAAGCTGAACGACGTCGTCGCGTTCATCCAGCAGCGGTTCCCGAGCGTCGAGGGACGCCTCGCCTCGGGGACCCTGCTGGTCCGCAACTACGAACGCGTCGTCTGCGACGCCGTGCTGCGCATCGTCAGGAACCCCGAGGGGTACTCCTCCGAGTCCGAAGCCGGCTACTCGTACGGGCTGCGCGCCGCCGTCGCCTCCGGCAACCTCTGGCTCACCCAGGACGACATCGACACCCTGACCGGAAGCGGCTCCTACCGGGCGCCGGCCCCGATCAGCATGCCGATCGACAACGGGTGGGGCTGATGGGGCTGCGCGACACACCACGCCACACCCTCCTCGTGCAGCTGCGCGAGCCCGTCACGGGCAGCGCCGGACAGACCGAGTGGCGCGACGCCGGCAGCCCCGTCCAAGTCCGCGGGAACCTGCATCCCGCGAGCACCGACGAGATCGCCGCGTTCGGCGTGCAGACGGCGGACCTTCGCCGGTTCCACTGCCTCGAATGGCCCGGCGACTCGCACTCCGTCATCACGTACGACGGCCGCCCCTGGGACGTCGTCGCCCCGCCGCAGCACTTCGACATGTCCCCGCGCACCGCCCACTGGGAGGTGCTGATCCGGAGGAGCCGCTGATGGTCAACCTCAACGACGACCTCGAGCGCACCGTCGCCGGCATCGCCGGCGGCTCCACCACGATGGACACCGTCGCCGCGCAAGCCGCCGCGCTCGCTCGCGCCGGCACGGCCGCGCACCGCGGCCCGACCGGCAACTACTCCAGCATGATCGACGTCGTGAAGGCCGGCGGCGGCAAGGACCGGCTGATCGTCAACTCCGACCCGCTCGCCGCACCCAAGGAGTTCGGGCACGTCCTGATCCGCAACGGCCAGCAGATCGGGTACGTCCGCGGTCTGCACGCCATGC